GCGCTCAAATGCCCATTCGACATCTGTCTTGTACCCATCGCTTTGCCCGTTTGGTTCTCCAAAAAACTCTATTAGCCAACTATAAGGCATTGAAAATTCCATCTGCAGACTGGTGCCGTTCGTGTTTACTCTTTCCATCTTGTTACCTCTTTTGTTTAGTATCTTGCTATCCCGTATCGGATAACATGAATGTTATCTTAGCAGGTTGACCGATCATTGCAATAACGTTTCACGAATAATCGTAATCTTTTTTCTTTTTTTTGCCGCAATCGTTTGCCTGATTAACCTCTGGCGATCACAGCAACTCAGCCTCGATAGGGTAGGGTAGTCGCCCGCACAGCTTCGCAGGCGCGACAGCCTGCGCTGCGGACTAGGTACCCTAGGACGCAGACCCAAAAAAGAGACAGCGATTTATCGCACCCTTACCCCCCTAATGTAGGCAACTGTATAGTCTTAGTGTATATATAACGTTCGCCACCCATAATTATATGAAAATTACAAATGACTAACTTGAGCCACTTGTCTGAGGGCGAGATGAAGGAGATCCTAATGTTGCAAGAGCGTTTATCGCTTTTGGAAACGCAGGACAAGTCCAAGGACTCATTCATGGAGTACATCCGGTACATTTGGCCTGGGTTCATTGAGGGTGATCACCACCGCATTATTGCTGATGCGTTGACTCGTGTGGCTAAGGGTGAGTTGAAGCGGTTGATTGTGAACATGCCGCCCCGTCATACGAAGTCTGAGTTCGCTTCTATTTATTTTCCTTCGTGGATTATGGGTTTGAAGCCTGACATGAAGATCATGCAGACCACCCACACGGCTGACTTGTCTATTAACTTTGGCCGTAAGGTCAGAAATTTAATGGATTCTGACGAGTATGCAAAATTATTCTCGAATGTGTCTTTAGCGTCTGACTCAAAAAGTGCGGGAAAGTGGCAAACGAATAAGGGGGGGGAATATTTCGCTGCTGGTGTAGGAGGCGCGATTGCAGGCCGTGGTGCTGACTTGTTGATTATTGACGATCCTCATTCTGAGCAGGACGCGATGTCTATTAATCTGCTTGATTCTTGTTATGAGTGGTATACGTCTGGTCCCCGTCAGCGTTTACAGCCTAATGGTGCGATTGTAATTGTTATGACTAGGTGGAGCACGGCTGATTTGACGGGTCGATTGTTGAGTCGGCAGGTTGAGAGTCGCTCTGACCAGTGGGAGGTGATTGAGTTACCGGCCATTTTTGAGGATTCTGGCAATGTATTGTGGCCTGAGTTCTGGAAGGAGGAGGAGCTTCTTTCTGTTAAGGCATCTATTCCTGTATCTAAGTGGAACGCTCAGTACCAGCAGAACCCTACGTCTGAGGAGGGTGCGATCATTAAGCGTGACTGGTGGCAGTTGTGGGATAAGGATGACCCGCCGCCATGTTCGTACATTATTCAGTCTTATGACACCGCCTTCAGCAAGAAAGAAACTGCCGACTATTCAGCCATTACTACTTGGGGCGTGTTTAAGCCGAAGGAGGGCATGGGTGATGCTTTGATCCTGTTGGACGCGATTAAGGGTAGGTGGGACTTCCCTGAGTTAAAAGCGGTTGCACAGGAGCAGTATGCTGAGTATGAGCCTGATATGGTTTTGATTGAGGCGCAGGCGAGTGGTACGCCGCTGACGCATGAGCTTCGTGCTATGGGGATACCTGTGGTGAACTACCGGCCTTCTCGTGGTAATGACAAGATGACGCGGGTTCACTCTGTGAGTCCTGTGTTTGAGGCGGGAATGGTGTATGCGCCTGACCAAGGATTTGCTGATGAGGTGATTGAGGAGTGCGCTGCATTTCCGTTTGCACAGAACGATGACTATGTGGATACTACGACACAGGCCATATTAAGATTTAGGCAGGGTAACTTTATTAATCTTTATTCTGACGAGGAAGAAGAGGAAGTTTACCGACAACAGATATCATATTATTAATCAACGCCGTTCACTGATCAGTCTGGCGTAAAGGAGATCTCCCCCATGCCAACTAGAAGCGAAATTGACAGTGCTAGAGCCAGAGCCAGAGCAAAAGAGGCTAATAAGCGAAACGAAGAATTTGACAGAAAGGCGCGCAGACAGGGCGTTCAAGAGAGAACGATAAGGTCGCTTCAGGATAAGGGCAAGCTTGCCACGTTGTTTGACAGAGCCTCCACCAGCCCTTCTGAGCGAGAAGCTAGAGAAGATAAGCGAGTTTCTGATCTTAAGACGGGTCGTACTCGTGCTGGCGAAAGGATCTTAGCTGAACGCGGTAAGAAGCGTGACGCTGAGACTAAGGCGCGTGTAGCTAGGGCGGCTCAAGCTGATATTGATAGAAGATCTGCTGCATCTGGCGCAAAGCTTGAAGCTAAGATGAACAGAGAAGCAGAGAATGCGCGTAAATTAAAGGGCGCAAAGAAGACCCAAAAGGCAGTTGCTGACTTTACTGGCGAGTCAGGAAAGAGAGCAAGACTTTCTGATGCGAAAAGAAGGGCTGATGCCAACAAGACGATTACCATGTCTCCAGAGGATTTCGCTAAGGTTCCTTCTGTTCCTCCCGCAAAGAAAAAGCCGGTCACCAAGAGAATGACTGAGGCTGAAGTTAGGGCTATGAAGAGCAGTCCTTTAAACGCTAAGAAGAAGGCCAAGTCTCAAGGCGGCACTGCTCCAGGGATCATGACCAAAAACGCTGGTGTTACAGCAAAGCCCAAGGCCAAATCTGCAGCCAAGCCTGCAGCTAAACCCGCCACTAAAACCACCACTAAGCCCACCACTAAGACTTGGAAGGACGTTAAGTCTGTAGCTGCTGCTAAAGCTGCTGGCCTTAAGAATTACACTGGCAGAGATGGCAAGAAGAAAGCTGCCATTGATGCATCTGAGATTAAGAAGGGCGAGTCTATGACTCAGGCTTTTAACCGCATTCAGGGTAAAACTGCTCGTAAGCCTTCCTCCACCACCAAGCCCACTACCAACACCACCACCAAGACACCCAAAAAGGTCGGCGGTCTACGCAGGTTCTTGCTAGGCCCAGATGGTGAGTTTGGCGGCGCTCGTGGCGCGATTGACTTTTTCCCTGGAAAGTCTCGCCCCAAGAAAGAAGAAAAGCCTGTTAAGAAAAACATGGGCGGTATGATGAAATCCAAGATGTCATCCAAGGGCGGCGCACGCGGTGGGCGTAATCCTATGGGCATGAAGAATGGTGGTTTCCCTGACCTAAACAAAGATGGCAAGGTCACACAGGCTGATGTTCTGCAGGGTCGAGGAGTCGTTAAGAAGAAAGCTGGCGGTATGGCCAAGAAGGGCTACGCTAAGGGCGGCATGACCAAAAAGGGATATGCAAATGGTGGTGCTGTCAACAAGACTGCATCACGCAAACCCACTAAGCCTCGTGGTGTAGGTGTAGCGAAGCGCGGCTTCGGCAAGGCGATGCGCTAATGCCTGCTCCTCTTGCGCTTTTCCCTATAATCACGTTTATCGCCAAGAAAGGTGTTGAGGCTGCGGTCAAGAAGTACGGCAAGACTGCGGTTAAGAAGGCGCAAGATGCGTCTAAGAACCAGCCTACGCCCAAGTACATGAAGGATCAGAAGGGTCCGTCTATTGCTGAAAAAGAGAAGGCTGCTACTGTTGCACGCAAAACTCGCAACCGTGTTGGCGCTGGCACAGTGGCTGTTGGTACTGGTCTTTACGGCATTGACAAGCTGGCACGGGCTGCTGGTAACTATGAGCGTGAAAGGCAGAAGGCTAATAAGGCTAATAGTGAAAAACCTGTCAAGAAATCTAACGGCGGTATGCTAGACTCCCCCGCTGCGGTAAAACGCAGATCGGGTGCTGCAGTAAAGGGTTTTAAAAACGGTGGCATGGCCACAAAATGGGAATCTAAATGGGGATAGAAGACTTACTAGACGATATCTCTGCCGAAGAAGCTCGTGCCGCATCTGAGGCTATGGCTGATATTGAGTTTGATAATGAAATTCAAACTCGCCTGCCTGAAGATCTTCGTTATGGCGGTCTTTACGGTCTAATTCCTTATCTTGGCATGCAAGGCCAAGGTAATCAGGAAGGGTCACAAGGTCGCCGTGCCGTTATCAAACCCAAAGGTATGCCGCGCCGTGGCGAGAAACAAAAGATATCAACAAGTGCTGGAACGTATTATTTGCCATACGCAGATGCTGATAGCATTGCTAATAAGATAGATCAAGGCATGGGTCTTGATTTCTATCAAGGCTCTTACCCACAACCTGATGAGATTAGATACTTTCAAGGAGCATCACCAATATTAGAAGAGTTGGAGTTATTGTCTGGATATTTTGGCTTAGATAATAAGGCAACAACCATCAATCATGAACTTTTTCATAGAGGCCAAAGTTTGCCTTTTTTGGAAGATATGCTTGAAGGTATAAATGCAAAAATGAATCTCGCTGACCGCAACTCTTTTGAGGGTGGTCTTGAGTACAACAAACTAGAAGACGAAGAATTTAGGCTCAACGATCTTATTGATTTGGCTAGAGGCCACTACTACTTGGATGCTTTGGATGAAAGGCGGCCAGAACTTGACCGAAGACGTTTAATGGAGCTTGAGGCTCTACAGGATGACATTAAAAATTATTTAACACCAGAGAAGCAAGAAGAATTAGGTGTTAGACTCCCCACTCCTGCAGCAAAGCCAAGAACGCCAGGGTTGATGGAAAGGCTTGAGGATTACGCAAAGGACATTTTTTAAGAGGAAAAGCAAATGCCTTACCTTCAAAGCAACATCCCGCACTTCAAGTGTTGGATAAGAAGGGAATACACAACCAATCACGAGCGATACCATGGAGAGTTTTTACACGCCATGGTCATTGCTGTTACTACAATGCCTACCAGGTGTCTGAGTTTTCAGGTTATCTTCACTGGGTGTGAATCGGATGACGATGAGAACGAACCAAATATCCACGGCGGTGCGATGTGGGCGAGAATGCCTATCACCGCTCTTGTTGGCGACACGCCGTTTGAAGAATGGCCAGAACCTATGGCGGTACATGATGCCCAGCCTTGGGATTGTTCTTCTCGCACTCACTCAGTTTATGTTCTAGATCGCGCAACGCCATGTCCATGGCTGGCGAAGATTGACGGTAACTTCTATCCTGCAAAGTATATGTTCACGGTAGATTATACTGACAATGAGATAGCAGATGATCCTGCACAGCACAAGCAGTCGCATGTAATGGAGTTACTTGATGCTGGCGAGTGGACTGGAAATATAGTAGCGTTGCCAAATAACAGGGTAAGGGTTACACATCCAGCTTGGTTTGAGACAGGAGAAGGCGCACCTGACTTTAAGCCATCTCAGCATGTTCATTACAGCAAGTCTGATTTAGATTACACTTTGGATGTTAATCGCATATTTAATAATCTGTACGCAGAAGAGTAAGTTATGGCAATTGAACGTGGCGTAGATGACATAGACATCGATGAGTTGGATATTGAAGACAGCTCAAAAGAAATTTTTATATCAGATGAGTCTGAAGATGATTTAATCCCATCATTATTTGACGGCATAGAAGATGGCGATGAGTCAATTCTAGAAGATGGCACGATGGTCTTTGGTGAGGATGATCTTAACGCTGACGCGCCGATTCCTTTTACAGCAAACCTTGCTGAAGAATTAGATAAGACTGACTTGGGTCGTATTTACTCTGACTTGATGAGTAGCATCAACGATGACAAGTCTTCTCGCAAAGAGTGGATGGATCAATATACTGAGGGATTGAAGTTTCTTGGTATGAAGTTTGAGAATCGTACAGAACCATTTGAAGGTGCTTCTGGCGTTATTCACCCCCTTCTTGCTGAATCAGTAACTCAGTTTCAAGCCCAAGCTTACAAAGAGATGTTGCCTCCTGGTGGCCCTGTAAAGACCAATGTTATTGGTATGGGTACGCCTCAGACTGATCTGCAGGCTGCTCGTGTGCAAGAGTACATGAACTATATGATCACTCAGGAAATGAAAGAGTACGATCCTGAGACTGACCAACTGCTTTTCTATTTACCCTTGTCTGGCAGCGCGTTCCGCAAGGTTCACTTTGACCAGTCATTGGGCCGACCTGTATCTCGTTTTATTCCATCTGAGAAGTTGATTGTGCCTTATGGTACGACAAGCTTAGATGATGCTGTTCGTATCACGCATGTAATTGACATGTCGATGAACGAGGTTCGCAAACTTCAACAGTCTGGCTTTTACAAGAAAACCAGTATGTCTGACTCTAATTCTCAGTATGCTGAAAATGATGAAGTTGATGATGAGATTGATGAGTTGCAGGGCGTTAAGCCTTCTGGCAGTTCAAGCGACTATGAGTGTGAGTTGTTTGAAGTACATGCTGAAATAGACATCCCAGGCTTTGAAGATCTTGATCAAATGGGCGAAGAGACAGGTATTAAGCTGCCTTACATTGTTACCATTTCACCCAAACATTCTACAATTCTTTCTATTCGCAGGAATTATTTACAAGCCGATATCATGCGTAAGCGCATCGATTACTTTGTGCATTACAAGTTCTTGCCTGGTGTAGGATTCTACGGCTTTGGTTTAACTCACATGATTGGTGGGTTATCTCAGGCATCTACTTCTATACTGCGTCAGTTAATCGATGCAGGCACGCTGGCTAACTTGCCTGCAGGATTTAAGGCTAGGGGCATAAGAATTCGTGATAGCGATGTGCCACTTCAGCCTGGTGAGTTTAGAGATATGGATGCGCCTGGTGGATCATTGCGTGATGCACTTATGCCGCTTCCGTTCAAAGAGCCAAGCGGCACGCTACTTCAGTTACTGGGTATGCTGGTTGAGGCTGGCCGTAGGTTTGCTTCTGTTGGTGATATGCAGGTTGGCGATGGTAATCAACAGGCACCTGTAGGCACAACGATTGCTCTTCTAGAGAAGGGTGGCCGTGTTATGAGCGCGATTCATAAGCGCATGCACTACAGTCAGCGCGTTGAGTTTAACTTGTTGGCGCGAGTCATCAAAGACTCTCCTGTAAAGGCTTATCCATACCAGATTGCCAGTGGACAACAACAATTGATGGCACAGGACTTTGATGATCGCATAGACATCATCCCTGTATCTGATCCCAATATATTCTCTATGAGTCAGCGCGTTATGCTTGCTCAAGAGATGATGCAGATGGTTCAGACAAACCCTCAGATACACGGCCCACAAGGTATGTATGAGGCGTATCGCCGTATGTATGAGGCTATGGGTGTTCAGCAAATAGAACAGTTACTGCCTCCGCCACCACAGCCACAGCCTGTATCTGCAGCTATGGAGAACTCTGGGTTCTTGCAAGGACAGCCTGCACAAGCGTTTGCTGATCAAGATCATGACGCACACATTAAGTCGCACTTGTTATTGCTTAAGTCGCCCATTGTTGCCATGGCTCCTCCTGGTCAGCAGCAAGCTTTAGCTATGATTCAAGCCCACATCTACCAGCACATTGACTTCAAGGCGCGTGAGATGGCACAGCAAGATCCTGAAGTGATGCAGATGCAGCAACAGATTCAGCAGGTTCAGCAACAGGCCCAGATGGACCCAATGATGCAGCAGCAAGTTCAAATGCAGGTACAGCAGATGCAGCAGCAGATGCAAGTTATTATGGAAGATAAGGTCGCTCAGAAGACTGTTGAGTTGCTTAATGAGCTTGAAGAAGAGTTGCAGATTGGTCAGGAAGAAGATCCATTGGTCGAACTTCGCAGGGAAGAACTTGATCTTAAGGACAAGGACATTGACCGAAAGGCTCAAGAGGCCCAGCAGCGCATCAAGTTAGAAGGCGATAGAATTGATAATAATGTTGATTTGGGTCAAGATCGCCTAAATCTTCAAGAACAAACCGCTAACATGAAGGATGATGTTGCCAGAGAGCGTATTGATTTACAGCGTTCTGCTCAGATGGCAAAAACGGCAGAGAACATGGCCAAAAACTTCTTTGGCAATTAGGAGAAACACTTATGAGTTCAGTAAGACAAAAGATGGCTGCGACACATAAAGCGCAGAACAAGCAGTTTGAAGCAGACAAGCGTGGGTTTTTGCCACTTCAAGAACCTACAGCAACGCTTAAGCCTTTGGTTGAAGAGGTTGAAGAGGTTACGCAAGAGGTTGAAGAAACTACCCCAGCCCCTGAAAAGCCAAAAACTGCAAAAACTGCAAAAACTGCAAAAACTAAAAAACCAGCACCTAAAGGTAAGAAGTCATGATCAAGCGACAAACAAGTTTTCCACAGCCCAAGGTTACGGATAGCCAAGTATCTTATAAAGATCAAGGCACTGTTAAGTACGCCAAAGCTGAAACTATAGCTACTCCTACTAAGTCTGCTCCTTATGGTGCTGGTGA